TGTGCTTTATCACTACCATTCATTAATGAATTAGCTTGGGCAATAACTTTATCAATATTAACATCAAAATACAATTCTTCAGCATTATCAGGATAACGCTGTTTTAAACTATATCTATTCCAATCAATAAGGTCTTGAACAAAAGATTTTGCATCGTTTTCTGCTCTATCTTTATATTTTTCAACACCTTTGTATTCTCTGCCATGAATTCCAGCTAACTTAACAGCCTTCAATACATCGCCTAATACTTTATCATTTACTTGATATGCACTCATCGGTTTTCTCCTTTTTGTTTTAGATGGCTCATTATTGAGCCACCTTGTCAGTAATTAATTCAGAGTCATAATTTTTATCAGCTTTAGGATAATCTTTAATAGCTAGTTTATGATTGTCATAACGTTTACTAAATATTCTTCTTCCATTC